CCTGCTGCACCATTTGTGACTCGATGCGCTCGCTACCGGGGTCAAACGGAGGCACAGGGCCAAACGTGACTTCTCCAAGGCGGCGGTAAGGAACCCTGCGCCCCGGCCCCCAGTCTGACGGCGGACGGCCTGCTGGGTGCATGATTGGAGGTAGGGTCGCCAAAGATGCACGGTCAATTCGGCTATCACGCTCGGTCTTGATCTGCATCTGCGGCCCACGGAGGATGTCGGAGAACGTCATGGTCTCATACATCCGCTTCTGGTCATTGGATAGGCGTGTCACCACGAATGGGTAATCGTCGTATCCATTAAGCAGTTCGTGCTTGGCATAACCCTCGGTCGTAGGATGGAACACTGTGCAGTAAATGCCTTCGCTGCCATCCTCTTCGTCAATGAGACGCTGGTAGGCATACACAACCATTACGAGATCGTTGTCGTCGGTGATTGGCAGCCGGTCGATTGTCTTTTGCTTCTCCCCATCAACGTAGAATGAATCCTTACCTCGCAGTGTAGAGATGGCGTTGTCAACCCACTTCCTGTCCCATCCTTCGTTCTCCACCTTTTTCTCAAGTTCCTGCGAGGTAAGGAAGGTTCTCCAGAATACATATGGCGCACGCTGTGGATCAGAAACATACGGAGGGAAAATAACTTCACCGTCTGGAGCGCAGGCATAAACTACTGGGCAGTCCACGCTATTGCGTGGCATCGGGATCTCCGAAATACCAGTCTTACGCAGTTCCTTGATGGCCTTCTTCGCACGCTTATCAGAAATCGCAGGGAAAGCCTGCTGAAGTGTTGCAAGTACCATCTCGTCATTGTTGCCCAAGGCAATCATTTCAGCCAAGTCTGGGGCAATCTGGGCGATTTGCTCTAGCGTCACCGCCTGCTTGTAGGTGCGCTTTTCGCGAGTCCATCCAACGTAAGAAACCATAATCCCCTTTTCCAACAAGTAGTTGGCTCCAAGTTCCATTTGGTTCTTGAAGTCAGGGATGTAGGTCTTACGCATCCACTTCAAGAATGCAGATACGATCTGCGCCCTTGGGATACTAGCCATACTGGTCGGGAACGCTTTGATATGGCTTCGCTCTAGGGCTTGGTCGAGGATTGAAACGTAGGCATCAATCCGCTCGCCAATGACGTTCACCTCCATGTCGGAAGCACCCTGCCAAGGGAAAGCGTTCGGCCCTTGCTTCCGCAGGTCATCAGACTTGCCGTCCCAAACATTGCGCCGCTCCTCGTAGGATCGCAGGCAAGCCTCAAAATACTCCTCCAGATCAAGAAGGCAGGTATCGAATGCGTTCTGCAAAGCAGTCACATTCGGCTCGTTGTCCAAGTAAATCATGGACATTTCTTGATCTTCAGTCGGATCGCTCATGGAATGTGTTCAAATTGTTCTATTAAGTCCCGTTGGATTCTACCAACTTTTATGGTTCTGCCAACTAATTTATTAGTGAACTTTGGGGAAATGGCAATTTTGATAAGTTCACCATTTAGGTCGCCAGCCACCCATCTAGGGTTAGGCATTTGACGGATTACCCTAATTTCAAATGTTTCGTTGGTTTTTACTTGTTCTGGCTCGGCTTGTGGTTCCAATTCGGTTTCCACAACCTTCCTCGGTCTTCCTCGTTTTTTTGTACTCATAATTATTCTAATTCCTTAAATTGATCACCCCAACCATTGGGAAACTCAATGCCGTTATTTAACCTCAAGTACTTAATTGTTCTTATTGTCATATCTAAATACCCACCCCAGCATTTCTTTAGGTTTCCAAGCAACTCTTCTGTTGACTTAAACTCCCACCCCCAAAAAATATCTGGCGAGCCGGGTGGCCTTGAATAACTACCATCTAATGTAAATTCATTGAAGTTGTTGTAAAACGGATTTATGCAAAAAATATGACCAAAGTGGTTCATTGCTTTAACTTGAGCATCGTACCACTCAAATGGGCACTCTCCTTGCTGGAATGTCCATCGTGAATCTGGGTTGTAATCGTCTAGCGTTGTGCTGTTTGAGGATTCCAATATGGATTTGTATCGTTCCTCACTTGGTAACTGGTAAAGTTTACGATACCTTTGTTCATGTTCTTCTTCAAGTTCTTTGATTGTTTTCATTTTTCGTTTATTGGTTAGTATCCTCCGCCACCTTGTCTGGTTACCAAAGTTCTCTTGGAATCAACATGGTCGATGTCGGCAATGGATGCGTAGCGTAGCACGTCAATCGGATCTTTCCATGCTTCTTTTAGCCCTGCTTCTCCTGTGTATTCTGACAATGCTTGAATAATGTTCTCGCATTCATCAGTGACATAAAAGTGTGGGCGGTTAATGGAGTCCATGGGCTTGGTGGTGTCCCAAGACATCTTACCTATTAGGGCTTGGAGGCCATCGTCGATGTCCAGTCCCGGAGCAGGAATACACACCATTCCTTGATCGTTCAAGTCCTCAATGATGCTGGATGCCCCGTCTGACGATTGGTATTTGGCAGCACCAAGGCGGGGATCAATAAGTCGCTCAAAAATCTCCTCGTCTCCCTCTAGCTCCTTGATAAGGTCAATGTAGTCCTTGATACCAAACCCTTGTCCCTTTGCGCCCGGCCCAGGCTGCCACTTCCCAGCCTTCCACTCGGCCCAGTCGCCAACATCCACTCCTGGCCACTCTCGGTAGACGTAGAATGTACCAGAACCATCCACGGCAATCCAGCACATGAACCAGTTTTTTGCACCAGCAGGGTCGATAACGTGGTATCTTGTGATTCCTGTTTTGGGAACTTGATCTGCCTTGATGACGTTTACCGCCTTATTGAATTTGGGGAACTTGGTGGCATGGGACTTGACTGGCACTCCGTAAGCACGGATTAGGATTTCTTCCCTCGGCCTACCGATTAGGGTCTCACGGATTCGCTCATAGCCTCCGAACGGGTTATCCTTACTGTGGAAGTAATGTATCGAGGCGTTGCGCTTTTTGCTCTTCTGGACATAAGGAACCATCTCGTTGTTGAGAAGCTCGGCCTCGCGCACCTCAATGTTTTCAGCCCCGTCTAGGTATTCCTTGATTACCTCTGTGTATCCGTCAATAGGAGTAAAGGTCAGAAGTAATTTAGAGTCACGGGTGGCCAATCGGAAGCGCAACGTATTGATCAGCTCTGGCCCTAATAAATATTCGTCGGCCCAAGCTCCAATGTTGTGCCATACTGGGGCGCGGCTGCCAAGTTCAGCACCTTCTAGAATTGTAGGGTTGTTCTGGTATTGGCTGTATGTCTTGAAAATAATTTGTGATCCATTCGGTAGGATTAACGAGTTGTCAGTAAACCCATTTTTCTGGGTGTAGCTGATGTAGGCATTAGCAGATGTCTGCTTCACCCTGTATTCTGCTGGCAACCACCCCCACACAGCTTTCTGCTGCTGCCGGATGCTGACCTCTGTGGTCTGCGCGAAACACATGATCTCGGACTGCGGGTTATCAATCGCAGCACGAACAACGCAAAAGGCTCCCCATTGTGTTTTGCCGCTCCTGTTGCCCCCTAGGGCCACCACCTCGCTTACGCTCTGTAGCTGTTCCTCGGCCCTGCTCCAATGTGGCAGTCTAAACCCATACCGATACGGGTCTTTGTCAGCATTCTCAATTGCCTCATGGTAGACCTTATGCAGGGCAACCAGTTCTTCCGGCTCCATTACCGCTATCTCGTCATCAGATGGCGGGGCAAGAATTGGATGTTTCCTCCAAATCATTCGATCACTTCGGCTTCGACTGTGACTTCCTTGGCTTTATTGGCAACCCTCATGCGTGCTTCCTCAATCATCTTGGCAGCGTCATCAATGGATGCCCCGCGCCGATGCTCAATTACTGTGGTAGCCATGCCAGATAGCTGTGATGCCTTGTCCGTCATAATGCCCACTGTAAGGGCAAGTCTGTCTGGCGAGATCATCTTGAGCTGATCTGGGTCGTTTGCTAGTTGCTCGGACTTCTGGAACAGCAAGTCTGTGTACTCCGCAGCCGCCATAGCGTAGCGGATCGAGAATTGCTTCCTGCGGGTCTCTAGCGTGTCCGTGTGCTCCCACTCTAGCCTACGAATGGTCTCATGCCCTAACCCCGTTATGCGGCTAATCTCGGCTATCCTAGCCCCTTGTGCCAGCATCCATAGTGCCTTGGCAGCAACATGGGGTTTGCAATTCTCAACGCATCCCCTCGGAAGGTGCTTCGCCCTCTCGCGGATCTCCTCCATGAACTCCCGCATGGCTTGCGGAGAATCCACTTTGGTCAGTGTTTCTTCGGACATGGTTATTTGGTCTTCACCGACCTTCTTACCTTGGCCTTACCAGAATGCAACTCTTTTTTGAACTTGTCCTTTTGTTTGGTAGACAACGGAGATACGCTGCTCAATAGGTAACGCACCTGCTTTTTAGTAGGATTCTTGGGCATGTTATTCGGATTTCATTTGTTTTAGCATCTCCTCATCGGATTTCATTCCTTGATTGAGTTCCGAAAGGTATTGAGCAAACTCCTCATCTTCCGCTGCTTGAGTGTAAAGAGACGTAAGCCCACTCCTTGTGGTGAACAAGTTTTTCATCATATTCTTGTATGCTTGTTCGGTGGCCTCTACGCCAGAATCTTTTGCAATAAACCGAATAATTCCAGACTTCTCCATAGCCCCGCTACTCAAGGCCCCAGCCATTAGCCAATTCCTAACCGGTTTGGTTAGCCCTTGAGCCATATAAACGCTAACACCACCTAGACCCATAGTTGCCCTTATGGCTTCATTGTCTTTTTTGGGGATTGGAGTTGTTGACTCCAAAACTCTTGCAAATGACTCTATGTAATCCGCTTGTTCCTTTCCAAGAACAACTTCTAGTTTATTCCTTAAATCAGATGGTATTCTGTCGCCAAAGTCATCCAGCCCATTTACATCTTTTAGAAACCTTTCAGAATCAAAAAATCTGATGTAAGGTTTATTGGATGTAAACCCTGCTGATGGGTATTTATTTAACAATGCTCTTGTGAAATCTGCTTTGTAAAGATTTTTGTCTTCTGCATTTAGCGATTTCCACACATCCCTTGTTTGTGTAATTGTCGTGTTTGGACTCAAGATAAATTGAGAAAGAGAATCTGGATCTACCTTTTCAAAACCAGACTCTTTTGCCAACTTGTAGATTTGGCTGTTAGTTAACTTTTCAATGCCTTGCTCATAAGTTTTCCTAGCAATAATTGATTGGGTAACGCTGTTTATTGAATCCTGATCCAATGCTCCATAAAGCTGATTTACATCATCCATTGTTAGATTGGTATCCAACTTAGACTTTGCTAGAGCATTATTTACTCCGCTCAATGATTTAACCATCCTATCTCCAGAATCACCCCACAAAGAACGGACAACCCCAACATCAAAATTAACCCTAGATGGCAGGTAACCAGTTCCAAGTGTTTTTTCGATGTATGCTTGTTGAAGCCCAAATATGGCCTTGTCGATTGCTTGTTTTTGCTCGGGAGTAGTAGCGTACTGCTTCAATGAACTAACAACACGATTAATTGTGGTTGGTTCCTTTAGGACAAGATCAACTACATTGTATGGAGTTTTAACCTGCTCTCCAAGAACTTCTTTTAGTATTTGCCCCGGCGTGCCGCGCTCAAATGACATTCTAGCATCATAATTTGCAATTGCTTTTTTGCGTAAATCTGAAAGGCCAGCATTATCATAAAGATTATCCCTCCATTCTGATAGTTTATTTGAAACTTCAGAAGCAACCTCCGCTTGGGTTCCAGCACCAGCAACTTGCCCGGGAGCAGGAGCGGCATCTTTAATGATTCTTATGTAGGTATCCAATTCATTTGCACTAATTGGCCCAGTTGTCTGCATCAATTCTTCATATGCAGATTTTTGACTCGGGGATAGTTGCCCTCCTTCATCAATAATTTTCTGCAATTGTGACAGCTTTTTCTCTCCAAGTATTCTTTGAGTTAGTGCGGATTCAACCTTTTTAACTGCTGGATTTTCTTTTGGATACGACTCGGTTCTGAACTGCCTAATCAACGATCGCAATGCACTTGGATCTGTGGATAAACCAGCAGAATCAGCGGCCTTATACAATTCATCATATGACTCATTTTTTATGCTAACAGCTTTCTGCTCAAACTCACCAATAAGCGATGTTAACCCATTCCCCAGTTCAGTTTTGTTAAATTCTGACTTTTTTAACCGGGAAATCTTGTCGTCCAAGTAACCCTCAATAACTTTTTTGGGTTGTCTTGTTTCAAATGAAAGCAAATCTACCAAATCAGACCTTTGCTTCAAAACATCAGAAGCTGTTTGAGTAAGTGCAGTTGGTTCACCCGGAACTTCACCCAAAAACCTTTCCCACTCTCCAGCTAGTGCCTCCTGCGTTCTACGCATCTTCCTTGAGAATCCTTTCTCTGGAGACATGCCAGCAAGAATTCTTTCCCCTGCCACGGCGCGAGGGCCAAACTCAATTGTTTTTGGTAAGGATACTTTTGCGGCTTCAGACGCGGACATCCTTGACATCAACACATCCTTTGCTCTGGTAAGTTCATTAGCGTATCTATTGAACATATCCCCGCCAATCCTTCTTGACAAAAACTTAGATGTGCCTGCTGTAGCAAGGTCAATTGGGTACGTTAATAACGTTTCAGTTAACCTTTGTCCAGCAACTCTTTTTGGAGTTACCTCAACACCAGCAAGGTATTGCATCAGCATGTCTTGAGTTGCTCCGACACCAGCATAAGCACCACTAGCAGCAAGTGGGCTGCCTGTTTTACCTATGGTTATTGCACCAGCAATTGTTGGAGCAACCTCGGTTCCAAGTGAAAGTGTATCAGTAGGTTCCACATCTCCCTTGCCTGACAGTAAGAATGACCCATCACTCCTACGCACCACAAACCTATCTTTCCCATCAAGATTTATGTCGAAAAGGTTTTCTCCTCCATACTTCTTAACGAGATACTCAAGTTTTGATTCTGGTTGGTTTAATGCAGCCAACTTGATCTTGTCTTCAGCAGGTAAACCAGAAGTATCAACTTTTTGTGGGTCAACACCAAGATAAACTCCAATGTCGCGTTTTAAGTTTTTCTCCTGTTTTTGTTTTGAAGCAACACTCTTTGATGGCATTGCGGGTGCGTACCTTGATGGTGCAAAGTAGCTTTTTTCTTTATAATCGCCACGAGCAAGTGATTCCGCAGCATTTGTTGTTTGTGACAACTCTTTCTCAGCAACTTGATCTTGTTGTGTATCGAGCCTTACTTGGATTCTTTCTGCTTCAGCAAGAAGTTGTTCCCTTTTATTTAGATATTCTCTAGCTAGATCATTTTGCCCAATTTCAACTGCCGTCTGCGTAAAAACAGAATATTCACCAAGAAGATCGTTGATTTCTTGAAGTTCTTCTTGCGGAGTCTTTTTCTTTGCGGATGTAGCGTCCACTTTAATTTTTACTTGCTTTTAAGTTTTGCTCTATCGGCCTCAAGTTGCTTTCTAGCTTCATCTAGATTGAAAGATGGCCGCGTCTCTTCTGCAACTTGGCCATCTTCTGAGACACCAAATGCTTTAAGAATTGAATTATCATTCTTGATTGCTCGAATTCTTCTTTGGATTTGATATGGATTTTCCCCCTTCTCTTGTCCTTCAAGGATTGCGTCAGCAATTTTATCTTCTTTCTTTGCAGCCTCGCGCAAAAACATTACAAGTTGCCTGTTTGTTTTTTCATCAAGGCCAATGCCCGGTGAAATTCTATTAGTAAAGAATTCCATTTCTGCATTTGAGATCGCACCTTTTGTTTTTTGGACATATCCAAGTGCAACATTACCACTCAATGCTCTAAATTCTTCTTGAGTTGCAACATCTGGTGCTTGGAATCCAAGATCAGCAGCAAATTGTTTTATTGGCAAAACCAATGACTCAAACCTTCCTGTCTTTAGGTTTTGATCCAAAAGATTCCCCATTCTATTTACTTGTGGCAACAAGTCGGAAGCAGATTCTGCTTGTGCTCTCCTTTCATTCAGAATCGTGTATTGTGCCTCAAGTTCTTTTTGTTTTGCGTTTTCTTCTGGTGATGCGTATGTTCTAGGTGATACTTCTTTTAATTCTCCTGAAGAACTTATTTGGAAAACACTTGGGCTTGGCCGACCATCCAACATGGCAGCTTCTTCTTCTTCAGTTAGAGTCTTGAAGGTAGCTCCTTTGCTTGGTGATGATTTGCTTGCTTGTGAAAATAACATTCCTACATCATTTGAAAGTGCTACAAATGTTGTTGGATCTTGGTTTTTGATGGCATTAGCCAAATTTTCCCTGTAAATCTTTGCATCATCACCGAAGCCACGACTTTCAAGCAATGAAAGCCTTGACTCAATCTTGCTTACCTCAGATCGAATGTTGCTGTTTGGGGAAAGTAAATCTACCAATTTCATTATTAGAAAATAATTTGTTGTCCAGCATTTGGAGTAGCAACTGGCGCCGTACTTCCACCACCCATTGATGCACTCCTTGCGCGGGCTGCTTCCAATTGCTCACGATCAACCATCATGTTGAAAGAACTCCTAATTAATCCTTCAGCATTTTGTGCAATGCTAGCTTGTTCAAACAATGACAAACTTGGGTCATTGATTTTCGTTAGAACGGCTTGTGCTTGCTCTTTGAATCCCGGCATGGAGTCTCCAACCAAGTTAATCGCGCTCTGAATCTGCATTTCTGCTGACTTCTTGGTAGCATTTAGTGCTTGGTTTTCTTTTTTCTTTTGCTGGAATTGATCAATTGCTCCAGAAATAGCTTGATATGGCGAGGCTCCAACCGCTCCACCTGCGGCTGCTGCTCCAGAATAGTCTGGTATTTTATATCCAGATGTTTGTACTTGTCCTGCTACTAGTGCCATAATTTTAAACGTATCTATAGTTAACCATTCCTGCTGGTGACATCCCCGACATCATGCCAGAACCTCCGCCACCACCAATCATGCTACCCAATCCTGACAATCCAAGCGATAGTCCACCAGTAAATGGTGCTGCTGCAATACCAATTAGGTTCCCAATCATTCCTGCTCTTGCTTGTTTTGCTTGCATGTCGGCTTGGTATTGAGCCAAATTCCGCGCATCAAGCGCACCAGCACGCTCACGGGCTAGGTTGAGTGGCAGGTTGTAGTCTAGTTGCGGCCCAAGCGATTGACCAAGTTCAAGACCAGTCAATCCAAGCCTCGTTCCTGCCTCATATGACGCTGGGGTGGCTCCAAGCATACGGAGTCCCGGTTGCGTGTAGAAAGAAGATGCAGCCTCAAATGAACGTCCTCTTGCTCCTGCTGCTTCTGCGCGCTTGGCTGCCAAAACATTTTCTCGATTCAAAACCTCTGTTGCCACAGATCCAGTAGACCCAAGCATACCCCTTGCACCGAATGACTCACGGGCGCGTTGCTCGGCTCCTCGTTGTTCTTCTGGAGTAAGCCCACGTGCTGCTTGTGTTGCCCTTTCAGCCTCGGCGGCTTCCATTTCCACAATTCTTTGTTGTTCTGGAGATAACGCACCAGCAAGCGTCCTAAACAACCCAGTCTGGCCAGTCATCGTGCCAAGTTCCTGCGCTCGCAGATCGGCCATTTGTTGCGCGGCCTCAGTCCCGGCCTCACGTTGAAGCCCGAATAGCCCAGTCAACGCCTGACCTCCAAAGTCAAAGCCTTGCTGCATGAACTGAGGCGTGTACTGACCTTGAAGTCCAAGGAACATTGGCAATGCTTGCCCATAATAACCCTCAACTCCGGTTAGTTGTTGCTGAGATACACTCGGTGCACCCCTTCTCCCTTGTGCAAAGATGTCAGTTGGAGCTGGAATCTTAGGAGCCTTTCCTCCAAACAGTCCTGATAAAAATCCCATAGTTTTATTTTATTTGTTAAATGACACAAGAAACACAATTGTATTTCCTGTATTCATGGTGAATGTTTGCTGTGTAGTCATGGTAAGCCTTGGCTATGTGCTGATTCATCCTACAATTATTACGCTACAAAATCTGTTATCATATTGTTGGTAAAAATACGCTTGATTTACTGTGTTTAGTTGAGTTGTCCCAAGCGAATCTTCTCCAAATTGCCCGGGCCCCCAAGCACCGGGATAATGATGACCAAAACCAGCAGAAGCATAATCATCATTTGGCATTGGAACATTAAAATTAACAACGAATCTACTGTCGCCTGAATCATACCATGTTGCTGTTGAAATGTTACCACTGGCTTGAATTTGAATAAATTGCGCTTCGACATTTCCACTTGTTGCTGTTCCACTATGTGCAACAACAAATGAAGATGTGGAGATCACACTTGTAACCGTGTAAAGCCCATTAGTTCCAGAACCACTTGTAAAATTTAATCTGATAACATCATTTTGTTTAAGTCCATGATTTGTCATCCCAGAAACTGTTGTTTCTGTCGCAGTCCTTGAATAGGTTCCTGTTTTGTATGCACCAGTTCTTGATGATCCAACCTTAGTGTTCAGCTTTGCCCATGCCCTTATGCCGTAAACCGGGGCAGATCCTGTTTGCGCTCCATCCAATTTCGGAGCAGTAATAGCAGCATCAACGATTTCCGCTGTGTCTACAGAGTCATCTGCCATCTTTGCGTTTGTAACAGCGTTGTCAGCAATTTTCGACTCAGTAACAGCACCAGTTGCGATTTTCGCTGTGGTTATGCCATCGGAAGCACCAGTGGAATCCTTTATCTTGGCAGTGGTTACAGAATCTGTGGCAAGTTTGGATTCGGTTATCGCTGCGGCAGCAATGTTTCCCGTTTGTATTGTTTTAACTGAAAGCTGATTTCCGACCACCTGTAGGGTTGCATCATCTGTCGTTCCAGACGAGCCGGCTACAAATGTTGCGTTGTCTACCAAGTTGTTCAGCTTGGTGCTTGTGACTTGATCTCCGTCAGCAAACGTAGTTCCTTTAGCGAGGATAGCCATAATTAGAATTGTGAGATTGTTTGTCTATTCGTGACTGTGGCATCAACAGAAATTGAGTTAATTTTTGGTCGTCCAACCCCCTGCGATCCTGACAGATTTGGTAAAATTGTCAATTGGCCATAGAATCCACGGGCATTTCCTATACGCATCCGCAAACTAGCAGTCTCATTAGGTGGTAAATCTTGACCGATTAGCGTGTTGATTTGGCCAATCTGATACTTTTCTGCGTCTGGATCTTCAGTCGAAAACTGGAATACAGCATCCGTGTTTTGATCGTTTGCCTGACATTGAACTTGAGCCACGGAGAACCTTTTGCGGTCATATGTTCTAAGGGTATACCCCCTAGTCTGAAGCTCATACAAAACATTGTATGTTGTAGAACCGCCAAGTGTGTCTAAAGACGCGCTGTCTATGGGCGCATCACTAGCATTTGCCTCATGAATACCACCTTGGTCGTTAATGTAAAATAATGTATTTCTTGCCCCAACCTTGCCGTAGTGCACATTTAGAATGTTAAACTCACCATTTGCAAAGGTGTCTACTGATTCCCATGATTTATTTAGGGTATTGTAGATCAGAATCGTATTGTTGCCCGTAGCGTCATTTGCCCCAGCAACACTATCCAATGGGACAGCAATGTAGTAACGATTGTCGTAGAATATCCCAACAGATTTATCTGCCAGCGACTTATTGATTCTGTCAATAAAGGGCTGTATGTTCTTTGATAGTGGCTCACTCGCGCCACGCAAGTTGTATTGATCTAGGAACTCGATGGCATAGACACCGTTATCCGATAGGAAGAATACCACATTGGCAAATCCAACAATAGACTTTCTAGCAAGGCATCCAACTTCGCTTGTTAGCTCGGTTACTATAGTATCCTCGAGGCTTCCCTGTGTTCCTCTAACACGATGGATACTATTCCGATTGAACACGATAAGATTGTCGTCGTAGAACGAATGGAATCCAACAGTAAAGTCGGCAATACCAGCCGTAATTCGGAACTGGCTAAAGATTTGATCGTAGGTGTCACCATCGAGAATGTCTGACGCTAGAATCTGATCCCGCTCATTTCTGTCCGTATAATCTGGAGATAATGCGGTATCACTAACATCATACCAGAACGGAACCCACAAACGACGCTGGAAGTAACTACCCCACGGAGGTGCTGGCATATGGGTAAATCCACCACCAATGGAGAATCTACCACCAAATTCAAAAGAGTCAGACCCTCCAGCAGTAATATCCCCAGCAGGAACATAAAACTTTATTTCAGTGGAACTAGCACTTACTACTTGATACTGGTTGCCTTGTAGTTGAGAGAGTTGCGGAATTTCTGTGTAGTGAATGGTAACAAAATCACCAACTTGAATTGTCGTGTTCCCGGTTACTGTAGCGGTCAAGAGACCATCCGAAACAGCAACGGCACTACTATTGATTGTAAATGCTTGTTGTGCTGTGTATGCCCCTCCCAAAACCTTTGTAAAACCAGATGCAACCATTTTTGCATTGGTAACGCCATAGGTCTCGTTAGCTGATGTCAAAGAAAAAGTAAAGGTATCAGCAGTAGCTACAGTTACTGTTCTCAACCCATTTGGGTTTGTTCCAGTGTAGGTAAGGTCAGATAATGTTACTTGATCCCCGGTATCAAGTCCGTGGGCCTTAACTGTTACTGTGACAACGTTTGAAGAAAGTGCCGCAGCAGTGATCACTCGGCCTTGTGGAAGCCACTCAAAAGATTGATTACCTCCATCTCGAAACAAGTAAACCCTGTCGAATGCTTGGATCATGTTGACCTCACCAGACAAAACCGCACTACCCGGGTAAGGTATATTTGTGACCGCGTAAGTTGTAAGGTTTACCTTCTTGGCATTCAATCCTGTAGCAAGAATAATGCTTTCGTCATTATTGCTTGTCGGATCGCTAAACAAACAAGATCCCAAAATGGATGTTACAGCATCATCATCAATCTGTGAATTGATGTACCCATAAGTCCCGTTGACTGTTAGGGTAGGGTTGTCAGCAATTGTATAAGAAAATGTAAGTGTTGTGGCTGATGCAACAGTCATCTGGTAAGAACCAGCTTTAATTCCTGTAATTGGTTCCGTAGTGACCTGAACATTACCAAGCGTTGCGTATGCTGTACCAGTGAGGCCGTGTGCTGAACCAAATGTTAGTGTAACGACATTACTTGAACTTGATGCGCTTGAAATCGCCTTGTTTGAGTTAATCAAGAAGAACGGCAATCTCAATGGTGAACCGCTGGATGCCAACGCACCACTACGCAGGGCAATCCCTTTTCGTGGCTGCCAGTATCCATCCATGCGACCATTCTTGGACAGCACCACCTCTCCAGCCTGTAACTGGTTCGGCTGCAACCTCTGGTTCATACCAACAAAACTGGGATCACCATCCGTTAGGATGTTGTCGTCAAGTCCTCCAAATGAACGATATGCTGGCATTAACTTAAACAGGTCGCTTGCATTTTCATTCTCACCACTGTTACCGTTGGAGTTCCACTGGTGGAAGCCAAGAATAACTCAACATAGTCGTTGGGTGCAATATCAATAATCCACATTATGTGGAGCTTCCCGATTCCATTATGGGGAACAGTTGCGTTGCATTGAGTCGCATCTATTAAAGTTCCTCCCTTATTTAATTTTGCTGAAACCTCAATTGAAGAACCAGTAGTATTTTGGACATCACAAGTGGCAATTATGTTGAAAACCCTGCTATAGTCGCCAGTATGTCTTAACCTGCAATTTGCTGGACTGCTAAAATTAATGCTTGTACTGGTATCTAGCGTACTAGAGTGGCTAATTTTAGCGTACGTTGTCGACAATGACATCGTGGACGAATTGCCTTGGAAGTAAAGTTGCCCCCGAGGAAGATCTTTTAATGCAATAACACCAGACTGGTCAGGCAATTGCCATGTTCTGCTGTCCGTTTGGGTTGCTGGTTTTAGTAGACCATTTAATGCTGATCCCTCCTTAAACCACTCAATCCCAAAATTAGACTTACTAATTCTGATTAGGTCATCAACCCCATTTACGCCAAACCACGCATGATGGTTACCACCGCCATAAATTTCAGCCCCCACGCCTGTGCTTGTATTGCCGGCCACAAGTGCTGCACTGCTTGCGTTTGAGTTGAATTGACAACCACCAGTCGAGCTTCTCTTTGCAAAAGTGTTTGGTGTGCCGATATTGGTTGCCGTAACCCATTCAACATCTGAAGCACTTGAGTTTAATGCAAGTGCCTTACTGGCATTGCTACTGTACGATGGCAACAGGTTGACCCTAGCATTTGCAACAGTTGTAGCCCCAGTTCCCCCATTGGCAACCGGAAGAGTTCCTCCGGTTCCACCATTGGAAACCCCAAGCGTCCCACTTACGGCAGTCGTATCTCCAAGTGGAACCTTCTGGAAAGAAACGTTTGTCCCGTCAGTCCTCAAAAACTCACCAACACTTGCTGATTGGCTTGGCAAAAGATTGTTCCTTGCGGCACTAGCTGTAGAAGCCCCAGTTCCACCATCAGAAATCGCCAAATCCGTTATGCCTGAAACACTTCCACCAGTAATAACTACTGAATCAATTGTGCCGCCACTAATGGTAACAGTCCCAGCGTTTTGCGTGGCCATGCTGCCAAGTCCAAGGGTAGATCTCTGTGCTGTAGCATCAGCATCATCCAATAAATTCCTACCAGCTTGAGTAATGCTGGCTTCAGCCCAAGTATCTACTCCGGTGGTGTACGCGAGCTTGTCAGCGGCAGTGCCTAGGGCTGACAACGATTGCAGGGTTGCATCGTATGCTTGAACGTTGGTTCCGATAACCAAGCCAAGTGTTGACCTTTGGTCATACACAGTAGCGTCATCCAACAGTGCTCTCCCAGCAGCCGTGCAAGTAATTTCCTCAACGTCACCAGAGCCAGAACTAGATCTTCCAAGAATCTTGTCTGTGCCAGATACATCTTGCATCTTTGCATACGTTACGGAGTCTGATGCAATTGTCGTCGCCCCACTACCAGCGGATGCCGTTACATCACCAGTCAGCGCACCTCTTCGTGTGCCACCAGATCCAGTAAACTCCAAACCACCACCAACAGTTAACTGCTCAACATCTCCAGAACCACTGCTGTCCCTCCCCAGAAGTCTGTCAGAAGTGATGTTCTGTATCTTGCCTAAAGTCACCGCATCATTGTCAATAGTCCAGACAGTTCCAGAACTACTTACAGTAATGTCGCCATAGTCCCCATCACCGGGGACACCTCCGCTTGCACCTGTTGATGCAATCGTAATACCGCCAGACGTATTAGTTATAGTAACATTAGCTCCAGCCGTGATCGTTGATTTGCTGAACCCCGAGCCATTACCGATAAGCAACTGGCCATTGGAGGCCGACTCTAGCTTGTCCGCACTAATCTGACCATCCTCAATGTTGTCACCCTTTACCTTGGTTTTTTCTAAACCACGAATGCGCTGAATCCCAAGCCTATCTTTAAGCCAGTCTATGCTTTTATCACCAATGGATGTCTTGACGAACATCAGTCGTAGTAAGCAATCCCAGAACCAGCAGTAAGTGTCACTTCAGTAAACTGGCACTCGATCACCTGACCAGCAGGAACCGTCACAACGAGGTACGAACCACCAAGTCCGTCTAACGGATCTCCATTTGGCTTCCTAGCATCGGAGAACGTGCAATCAGCATCCTCAATCGCAAGGAATGAACGATAGCCCTCCAACCTTATGGCAGTATCAGCATTGGCAGAATCAAGAACATCCCCGCCTTGCTGACCCTGTAAAAAATATGACCTACCACGCCCCATAATCAGGCATAATACGCAATCACCGTACCACTACTAATCTGAACCTTCGTGAAGATCCCACCAATACCAATACCAGCAGGCAACGTCTTGTTGTCCAAGTTGGCAATGTCAGTAAGATTCCCAGCAGTCTCCCCAGTGTCCGACAACAGCACACTGTCCTCGATCGCTTGAACCCAACGAAATGTCCCAGTCGCACTGTCAGCACCAGTCAACACAATGCCTCCCTGCTGCCCTTGAAGTTGATACGAATCTCCTCTAGCCATAATTCTCTATGTAACACGCCAAGGCTCACGCTCCCCAGCAACAACCCATCCCTACACCACAACAACCCACCAAGTCAACCCCCAAGTCGCCCACCAAGTCCCCTTTGCCCATTTTTTGAAGGGCTGGTTTATGGATAGAAATTTCCAGCGTCATACAAATCGCGATCCCCGCCCCCCTATGTGTGCTGCGCTATGCCGTGCGTCATGCTTGCTGTGTCGCCGGGTATGCCATGCTGGTGCGTGATGATGATCGTGCTGGCAATGCCTAGCGTGCACTTGCTTGTGCTGTGATGCGTGCTGCGTGATGCTGCGAGTGAATGCCGGCCCTTGCGTGATAGCTTATGCGATGCACCTTGTCGCGTGGGCACGACTCGCCTTAACAGGCTCGAATGCACGCAGGACTAGTGAGTACCAATCGAGGCGGAGCCTAAAGGCCAAGGTGAATCACAAGCGGTCAGTTTTTCTCTAAAGAGAACGAATGGATATTCCCACGTATCACCGTATCACTGGGGTATCGCTGGCAACTCTCCGGGATGCTCTTCCGAACCTATCTCCGAACCCAATCAAAAGAAAGAAAGAATATCTCCGCAGTCTATTGGCTTGGGTGAATCCGATAGCTGGTGAAGGTTGCGACTAACGTTTCATCCTTGCCGCAGGCGCATTGTACCGAGAGCCGAAATTCTGTCAATACCTAAATGAAATTAGCCTAGGCTAAGTTTCTTAGACTGGGATGAGTCTGGATTTGCAATGGCACGATCCGAGAAAATATTTTCCTAGTATTTACAAGGGAAATCCATGAAAGTGAGAAAAAAGCGAAAAAATCTCTTGCGTATCCCGTGGCATTGGATACGTTGCCCCTGTCGCTCGTGCGACACAACACCAAATCAAACCAAACCAATCCAATGACCAAAAACCAATTCGTAAGCATCTGCGCGATGCTGTATGTGCACCCGGAGGTAGCTCTTGAAAACCAAGAGGTTGTCGCAGCGCTCCGCAGTGGGGCCAGCGTTGACGAGATCGAGCAGATACTTAGTGCACTATTCTGACCTAACCCACGCCGGTCCGATCCCGGCACAACCTAACCAAACCAATGAGCACGAAAACGCTATTCCCGCAATCCCTCGAAGAATTGATTCACCATGAGGACTTCATGCCATTTGGCAGCAATTCCGACGACTGGCTATCAGATCCTGAAAGGATGGCCCGCATTACTGATGCAGCAGAACAGGGTTCTGATGGCTCAACTCATTACGAGGTAATCACCGACTGGCGGGAGTTTTTGAGCCTCGCCGCTGGTAATGAGGCGAGATTAATTTGGGACAAATTTGATGGCGATGAGCTCGAACAGGCCGAGCGGGAGCTTGAAGCGATTGTTGATTCGATCTCGCGTGAGATTGACGATTGCGAGGCATGGCACGACAAAAACGGATCATTACATGAGCAAATAGGATAAAAAAATCCAAACCAAACCAAACCAAACCAAACCAGTAGAAAACCAAAAACCATGAAAACCACGCTGACAACCGCGCAAGCCGCGCACCTATTAATTGACGACGAGAACGCAAATTGGAGCCGTGCCGGGGCGATTGCCTTTAGTAGGGCGCGGGCGGTTCAGTTTCGAGACCGGGGAAAGCGTCAATCGGCTTGTGGGATTCCAACTAATTAACGTGGAAAAGGGGAAACCATGAACCCGGCAATCGTCTCGATCCTGCAAACTTGCAGGGACATGCTGTTCCTCGGAGCGTTCGCTCTGCCAGTATTCGTCGCGATGTTCCGATGGGTGTGGCTGGCATCGTGGCCGCTATCGGTCGCCGGGGCGTGCGCGGTCTGGGTGACGGCTCCGGCTTTGTGGCTGGTGGGCATCCTATGGGCCGCACTCTAAAAAAGGCGAAACCGGGGCAACCCGGTCTCCGGCGTGGCAAACCGGACTGATGAGCCTGCCACCTAAAAACCGAACCGACTAAAAAAATGAGAACACAAAAGCAAATCCGCGCGGCCTTCTGGGATGCGCACCCTGATCTTGAAGCACACGCGAGAAAGTTGGGCATTAAAACTGCGCCACACAACCGGCACAATGCTGATACCAGAGTAGCATTCGTGGAATTCGTGGAAAATCTCGCAAGAAACGGTGAGGTGTCCGACAAACTAGCTTTCCGCGCCACACTGTAAACCAAAACCCGCTAAAAACCGATGAAATCCAAATCATTTACAATCGACAATCCCAAGGGAACCGACCATCCCGACAGCCTGCGGCTTTGCATCCCGACCGAAAACGGGGACAGCACCGGACTGCGGGTGGCGACGATCCCGCCTGACCGCTACCAGACCGCCGGAGGCTACGTCGAAACCAGACCGTGGCAAGATATGGCAAGATTGCTGGCGTCCGCGCCGGTGCTTCTCGACGCCTGCCAGACTGCCTTGGCTTTCCTAAAAACGCATTTCCCTGCTGAGCATGGGAACCCAGCCTTGGGCATGGCATGGGGCCGTCTGGAGGATGCAATCCAAGTCGCGACCGGCGAGGAGGTGGAGTCATGAACCCGAAGTGGCAAAACGTTGACGAAATCGCTATCATGCTGGCAGATTCTGGTATGGCGGCGTATGACGCATGGGACGAGGCGTGCTGGGTATTCGACATGGCCTGCATGGTCATGCAAAGGCCGATTGCCCTTAGTATGGCGCGGGAGACCATTAAAAAGGAAATACCCGACTGGTCGGCGGATACGTTCGGCCGACTTATGGATTTGGCGGCATCTTACGCTGAACACGTCGAACCCGAACCCGAGCCGAGGAACCCGTGGAGTCTCGACCCTCGGGCGGACTAAATACCCGCCAAAAAATCCGCATCCGTGACGTGGATTAAAACGAACCGAACCCGAGCCGAACAATGGAAGCAATCTTGTTTAATCTTGCCCATGATCTTGCAGCCATGACTGGCATATGGATTATCCTGTGGGTCATAGGTGCGCTACTCACTCATGCCCTGCTAAAAACCGAAACCGAACCAACTAAAAACGATGAACCTGCGAGAAGTGACGATTAAAAGAAGTAAACCCGACGAATACGACATACGAACGTACACGCTCACCGAGGCGCGTATGCCTTGGCTTGAGCCGAAAAAGACCGTGGTGCTGATGCCAGTAAAAAGGTGGTATCACAAGCCGAAACCGTCCATTTTCGTGGGATGGAACATGGTGAACCTTGAGCGAGCCGAGTTTGCCAAGCTCCTCAAAAAGATCCGAGCCGAGAATCGCGAGAAAACGGAGGTGGCAGCATGATAACCGACTTAAAAATGACCGACCCGAGAACAGCCGAGTTTGACGCGCTGGTGGCAGTGGTCTGTGATGAATACCGACTCGACCCGGAAAGGGTGGTTTCTAAAAGGCGAACCCATGATGTGACGACCGCTAAAAACATCATCGGCGCGATCTGGAGCGAGCATAATAAATACGAGGACACGGCTCGGAGGCTCCATTGGGACAGTCCTGCGGCTATCTACGCTGCTCGCAAAAGGGTGGCACAGTTGCTCGACGACCCGAGGCACGCCGCGAGGATTGCGAGGATCTTCCAAAGGCTGGCGGAGGCATCTCCGTGGCTTATGGTGGAGCCCGAGCCAGCTAAAACCCAGCAAATACAAGACTAAAATGATTCGACTCCTCTCCATCGACGAACTGGCGGAACACCTAAAAATTCCAGAAAAAGTGCTTGCATTGCTCGTCGTGGAGGGGAGAATCCCTCATCGAATGGTGGCTGGGTGGCCATTGTTCGACCCAACAAACCTCGGCCCAGTAGTGGCTGAACTAACCAGAAGACTAAAATGGGAAGAAAAAGAAAACCAAACTTGATTGAGATCACCGTAAAAGAAAAACACGGCCCTCATCTGTTGAATAAATTAAGATTAAGCAGCGATATGCTTGTGGATGAATCATTCGAGACATTCCGCGATCAGGTCATTGCAATCATTTACAGAAAAACACAAACACCGAACACCGATGGAAACACCGACACAAACACAGGAAACACCGAAGGCTGAGATCAGCCTCGACGTTCAGCAATCAATGGCCCTTGCCACAGTGCAGGCCGAAACACAAGCGTTTGAGCTTGCCCAGCGGCAGGCAAAGATGCTTGCCAGCAGTAGCCTAGTCCCAAAGGACTTCCAAGGAAATGTGGCGAACTGTGGAATCGCGATCAACGTGGCTAAAAGGACGCGCCTCGACCCGCTTATGGTTTGCCAAAACCTAGCGATCATCCACGGGCGACCAAGCTGGAGTGCAACTGCGCTCATCGGCATGATCAACTCATGCGGGCGATACACGCCGCTGCGATTCGTCTTTGATAACGAGGACGAGCCGACATCGTGCTACGCTGTGGCGACCGATAAAGAGTCCGGCCAAGAACTCAAGGGTGAGAAGATCACCTTGGAGATGGCGAAGAAGGAAGGATGGTCAACAAAGAACGGATCGAAGTGGCTGACAATGCCGGGACAAATGCTGCGCTATCGTGCTGCCTCATTCTGGAGCCGTGCCTATGCCTCCGACTTGTCTCTTGGTTTCTACACCCAAGACGAGGTTCGCGACTTTGCTGCTCCTCATCGAAACGTCACACCGAATCCGTTCGTAAAAGAGGAACCCGTGGTGACTGAACCAGAAGTGGTGGAGGCTGAAGTGGTACAGCCCGAGCCAGAACCAGAGATTAAGAACCGCAAACTAGCTGCCAAGCTGGATGCAATCATCGAGGACATGGTGTCATGAATATATTACCAAATAGAAAACTATGAATATGGAAGCATCAGAGGAATGGAAGAATAGAAGCCGAGTTTATCCAGTAGACATCACCATTGGGTTTATTGATGGAGCTTCAGAAGATCTAATAAATTATGACCATTTCTATGAAATGATATGGTTTAGGAGATGCTGGAAAGTTGATTCCATACATAAAGTTTATGATGCACAAGAATGGTGCTTATCAATGCTAAACAAGGACATGGATTTTTTTAAGGAAAAAAACAATACTGAATTTCCAGATATGGTAATCGGATGCGTTATAGGAGAACCGACCATGACAAAAGAGAACATATTCACGTGGCATCGTGGTTGGATTTTCGCCAAACCAACCCAAAATGCGTACAAGAAATTTTTGGCAACCGGAAGGGAGCTTGGTGACCATGAAAACGACTAAAAAAACGGCGGCAGTCAACAAATACCTTGCAGAAAAGTTAGTGCGTGATCGTCCTTTTTTACGGGATAAGAGCGCAAGAAGTAAGGACATGGCGCAACTTTCCTATTGCATTGACCATGCGCTGCTTTACTTAAAGAACAGACAAGCATGAACTCAACTGGTAAAAAGCACACTTCTGGATGGCATGGTGTAAAGACGATGGCATCACAAGGAGTGGGTGGATTCCGAACAATCGGAGAGATCCGCCGATACGAGCAAGCAAGGAAACTCGAAAAACGCGAGGAGTACTTGCGAATGCTTGAAGAAATGGAGCAGGAAGAGTTGAAGAAAAAACAACGACCCAAGATAGTAACCTATGAAATTACAGAAACCAATGAAACTGACTGGTATGAAGTCCTCGGACTACCACTCGGAAACCGCATCACCGACTAACCTTGGTGGTTCTGTCAGTAAGTCGATGCTGTGGGCATTCAACCAGTCTCCATTCAAGTGGAGATTCGGAAAGAAGTCTGCTCCATCACCGGCGATGCAACTCGGCAGCCTAGTCCACTTACTCTGCTTCCAGAAAAATGATTTCGAGGAAACCTACGCTATCTCACCATTTGACTCGTTCCGAACCAAGGAAAGCAAGGAGTGGCGTGAGGACACGGAGAACCAAGGTAAAGTGGTTATCACGGAGGATACCTACGCACATGCTTCGGACATGGCAGACTGCATCATGAACACAGATCTACTCTTCCACTTGGGTGAGTGCGAGTATGAGGTTGCGGTCAGATCCGACTTCCACGGCATCCCAGTGCAGGGGATGATCGACATGGCCCCTAGACATGGGCAGATCCTTGCTGACCTCAAGACGACCAGTAGTATTACCGATGTTGCTGGACTCCAGAGGGCGATCCTCCAGCGGGGCTACCACGTTCAAGCAGCAATGTATCTGGATCTATGGAATGCAGCCACAGGGGAATCCCGCGACCAGTTCCAGTTCCTATTCGTCGAAACGGAACCCCCATACGAACACGCTTGGGTGGAAATTTCTCCGAATTTGCTTGCCAAAGGCCGAGAAGAATACATGAATGCCCTCATGCGATGGATCGACTGCTCGTCTAAAAACAAGTGGCCGAAGTCCATCGAAGGAATGCAAACCATAGACCTGCCTGCTTGGTATCAATGAAAACTTTTCCCGGTGTGGTGGCGAGATGCTTAACGTGTGTTAGGTGTTTCATGGTTGCATTGCCACCACATCGGGAATCAATCCACAAACCAATAAAATGCCATACAACGAAACAGTTATTACTGGAATACCCAAAGGTTATTTGGAATGGTATGTGCCAACCTTTTATTTCCCAAACTATCACGATTTTAAGCCGACATTCCCGAAATGGTGGGAAAACAAAAAAGCTATTTGCTGGAGTGATGATTGCAGAAATGAATTTAACTTGTCTGATGTTGATGTCGAAGACCCGCATTGTGATAGAAGTGATTTTTGGGGAACGGAATGTTACATCAAATTTAGATGTCCTAAATGTAATTACAAAATGGTATATACAGCAATGACGTTGGAGGTAATTGGTGTTCAAATAATTGAGCATTTTAGAAAACACAAACAAACAAACAAACAATGATTACTACATCAATAAACGTGACGAAGATAGATAAGAGTGCCATCAAGGATCATAAGAGCGGAGGGAAATACCTTGCTCTTACGCTGATGGAAAACAAAAACGGCCCAGACCAGTATGGCAACGATGGATACGTTGTGCAGGACATCGGTAAGGTACGCCGGGAAGCTGGCGAGCGAGGCCCGATCATTGGAAACTGGAAGAATGTTGGGGGATTCACGAAACGTCCTACTGTTCCGCAACAACCAGCACCAGCAGCAAAAAGCAGTTGGGATGATGAGGTAGACGAAATTCCATTTTGATCCATGACACTTCCCTACCTAGTAAAAGAGGTGGCCCAAAAGGCTGGATATGTATCCATGACAACTCCGTATGACATCCTTCCAAGAACTCCGAAGGACATTAGGGAGCGCAACCAATGGATGCTGGATCGTGTCATTGCGGATATGCAGGGATGCGATGCTGTCCTAGTGGAAACAGCCAAGGGGCCGGAAGTCTGGCGGCACGTTTCGGAACTAGACATAGACGAAAACGGAATCCGCCGTGGATCATCTGGAAAGCAGCACCATGTACCAAGTTTGAGACGTGGAAAGAAGGTAAAGGATGAAAAGTGACATAGACAGGCTTTGCCCGACACCGCCAGCGGACAAACCTTGGGTGAGTGAAACATCAGTTCTTGTGAAGGCACTACGCATCCTTGCCGAGGACATCCAATCAGATGATGGCGTGGCAAACGCTTGCATCTACGAGGCTGCGGAACGTATCCAGCAATTATCCGACCAACTTGCCAAGTGGAAGCAATGCGCTCACGATCTTGCTATCTACGGCATGAGCAACTCTTGGCAATCACTAGACTGGCAGGAGGCCATGACGCGATACGTCAAGCTGCGGGAGGGAGAACAATGACAACCTACCTTGGCATAGATCCGGGCTGCAACGGTGGCATCGCGTGGATCACGGACTGCAAGGCGTGTGCTGAAAAGATGCCTGACACGCTGAAAGATCTGTGGGAGCTGGTTCTTGACATCAAGATGACCGGCGACTGCACTGCGGTACTTGAGTCGGTTTCCAGCAGTCCGCAGATGGGCGTTGTTTCCAGTTTCAGTTTTGGCCGAGGCTACGGCAACTTGGAGATGGCACTCACCGCAGCATCAATCCCATTTGAGCGAGTCCGTCCGCAAGTCTGGCAGAAAGCACTTGCCTGCATGACGAAAGGCGATAAGAACGTGAGCAAGCGTAGAGCGCAGGAGTTGTTCCCAAGCATAAAAATTACTCACGCAATCGCGGATTCCTTGCTCATCGCGGAATACAATAGGAGGACAAACCAATGAGCAAACGTGTGATCTCATGGTTTTCATGCGGTGCTGCCTCTGCCGTAGCAACGAAGTTAGCAATTGAAAAATATGTGGAAGTAGACATCTACTATACAGATACTGGAAGCGAGCATGACGACAATCCGCGATTCATTTCTGACTGTGAGAAATGGTTTGGACGTAAGGTCACGATCTTGAAAAACGATAAATACGCAGATGCGATGGAGGTATGTGAAAAGTCACGATATTTATCATCACCACAAGGTGCGCCATGCACTGGTGCGATGAAGAAAGAGCCAGCCAATGGAATCTGGAAAATAGGTGATGTGGAAATTTTTGGGTACACTGCTGAAGAAAGGCATCGTCTTGCTCGCTGGAAGAAGGACAATCCAGAAAGGATTATTGAGTGTCCACTAATTGACAGACACCTAGATAAAAACGACTGCCTTGGGATGCTGGAACGTGTAGGGATTGAGATCCCGATGATGTACAAACTTGGCTTTAGGAATAACAACTGCATTGGTTGTGTAAAGGCGCGTGATTCAATAGATTACTGGAAGCGGGTTAGAAAGCATTTCCCAGCGCAATTTGAGCGAGTTGCAAAACTTGAAAAAGAACTCGGATATGCAATCAATCGGGTGACTAGAAATGGAGTAAAAATTGATGTGCCGCTTTATGATATTCCTCCCGGCGATCCAACTGGGGCTGACCCAAAAATATCTTGCGGATTATTCTGCATGGCTGAATCAGATTCATTTTCAAAACCATGACACTCCCAACCTACGCAATTAAAATCTACCTTTCAGGCCCGATTGAAGTGGCCAAGCAGGTAATTCGTGAACACATTTTGGAAAAACCGTTATGCGTAACCATTGATCCAACCACTTTTATTTACGTTGGTGGTGAGGAAGCTGGGTATGTTGTTGGGTTATTGAATTACCCGCGATTCCCGATGTCACCAAATGAGTTGAACGTAAGAGCAGATATTTTGGCTGAATTGTTAATCAAAAAGACATTTCAACGATCTGCTTTAGTTGTTAAACCAGAAGCGACCAAATGGATAACTTTGGAGTCAATTGCAAAAAATGACAAACCAATGAAACAAGAGTACATCACAGATGGTTTTGGCAACGAGTGGGCCAAATGCGGCCCAGACTGCGACATGGAAGTTGTGCGTCCCGGCAAGGTACAATGTTCGTGCATTGAATTTGAGTCGCAGGTAGAGACTGATTTGACCAACGAAACACAATCCAAACAAAATCATGAGTGATACGCCAAGAACTAACGACCTTGCCGGATGTTGGATAAATCAGACATAAATGCGATTAACGACTAGTTTATCGTACACTGTGGCCAAACGCCGACAAACAAAATATGAACCCGAACGCCGACAAATGAACGCTGTGATGAGAACGACAAAAACGGACGAAAAGTGTCTAGATTTGCTTAATCAAGCACTGCGCACCAAGGAAGCAGTTGCTCGCTGGATGCAGGGCAAAGTCAACTGGGCAGAAGAAATGGCAAAGCTGGAGCTTGAGATTTACGAGATAAAAAACCAACTTCAATGCGCCATGTGGTGCTTAAATAAGGCGAAAGGACACGAGTGCTACCTTCGCGGAGAACTCGAACGTTGGCGCAACTGCGCTCGGCAACTGGCTGCACTTGGTATGAGTAAAGATTTTCAGAACAGCGCAGAATGGAATAAAGCAATGGAGTTTTATCGGAAATTGCAATCTGGATGCGATCAAGTTCAGAATAAACAAGATTCATTTGAATCACCAGACCACGACAACGACGATTACACCTATGCAGAAACATACAACCCACAACAAACAAGATGAAACCCAGAACTTATAAAATCATGAATGACTGCGTCGGTAACGGCATCGAATATGGCTGGAATCGAGCACATAAGCATACCGACCATCCGACACCAGAAGTCATCAAAGATTGTATTGGGGAAGCCATCATGCTGGAAATATCCGAAGATTTTTCTTTTGAAGATGATGAATTAAATTAAAACTAATCTACAATAAGTTGCAAAAAAACGAAACCAAATGAACAGCCAAGAACTAATAGACAATGTACGTCAGTGGGGGATAGATCGAGGAATCACCGGCCCACAAGGGCAAGGGACTCTCATCTCCCAGCTAGACAAAGCCTACGAGGAATACGTTGAGACACTCACAGCGGCACACAACAAGGATCGCTACGAGACCATTGACGGCATCGGAGACATGACGGTGTGTCTCATCCTCGCAGCGGAACTTGCAGGAACAACTTTCGAGGAATGCCTTGAAGCGGCATGGATGCAAATCCGTGATCGCAAGGGCAAGATGGTAGACGGGAAGTTTGTGAAAGAAAAACCAACCAATACAGAACAATGAATACACAAAGCGCAAATAAGAAACTCCGCCAATGGGTGTTGAGCGGCAAGGCAATCACTCCAATCCAAGCCCTTGAGAAGTGGGGTATTTTCCGACTTGGGGCAAGAATCCTTGAACTGCGTCAGGAAGGTCACAATATCGTGACAACCATGATGGAGAAGAATGGCAAGCGATTTGCCAAATACCAACTAGCATGAAGCCACGAAGGGACAACTGGTGCGGCGACAACCTTGCCGAGGAAGCCGAGGATGACGATGATGAAACCCAGCACTTCAACTGGAAGAACAATCCTATCCGAGCCTTATTCGACAACCCGTCCCAACGCTCGCACCAGTCGTCCCTAGACTACGATAACGAATTGGACTATTATCTACCCCGCTATGGAAAAGAGATTTAAGAAAGTAGTAGTCAACCCAAAGACGGGCAGGAAGAACACTATCCGCTATGGGCAAGCAGGCCCAGCCAAAGACGGCGGGGATCGCATTAGACCCGGTACGGCCAAAGGTAATTCCTATTGCGCTCGCTCTGCCAAGATCAAGGGTGACTGGAAGGATAACCCCAACAGCCCCAACGCACTTTCCCGCAAAAAATGGAAGTGCCGTGGGAGCAAATCAATGAAGTCATGAGTGCCGGCAAGGGGGACACACCGAGGCCCGTAGATATGAAAGTCTATGGGGACAACTATGACCGAATCTTCAGAAAAACCAATAGATCCCAAAACATACCGATTCCGCTGGAGGAAGAAAGCCAAACCGGAGGAGCAGCAGACAGTCAAGAGGACTGTCAGTCTGACACCGGAAACCCACCAGAGGATTCTTAACTACGCTCGCCGCTCCAAAATCGGGTTCTCCAAGGCAGTAGAGAAACTGCTGGACACCGAGGAATCCCGCGCTATGGAACCGCTAGTCACCATTGACTGGGACAAGGTGCGCCGGATGAAACTTGGCAACCACTACATGAGTATTGACCTGTTCCGTAGTGGGAACCGCAGAAGATATAAACGAAAATAAATCACCGAAAATGAGAGGATTCCCTTCACGCTACAAGAATGCCCCAGAATGTGTCGGAGAGGGTTGGTGGGGACACTACAAGGCTGCACTCCCTATCGTCGATTCTGGGGGCATTGTGGTGCTTTACGGCGGACATGGTACAGGCAAGACCCGCATGGCCCAGAAGCTAGCCTCCGAAGCCAAGCCGCCGAACCGCTCCTACAAGGTTTTTGGGGTCTCCAAGGAAGTCCATCCAGTCTACACCACGGCAGTCAATCTGTTCATGCAGATTCGTGACACATACCGAAGAGATTCCGAGGTGTCCGAGAAGCAACTTTTGGACTCCTACTGCGAAGCCTCGGTGCTGGTCATTGACGAGATCCAAGAGCGTGGCGAGACACAGTTTGAAGACAGGAAGTTGACCCAGATCGTGGATGCCAGATACCAGCATGAGAAGCCAACCATCTTGATCTCCAACTACAATCGGGAGCAGTTTGCCAAGGCACTCTCCCCGGCGATTCTCGACCGCATTCGGGAGAACGGCATAGGGCTGCACTTTGACTGGCCCTCCTACCGAAGGTAAAGAAAACGCCAAAAGGTTACCAGATAGCGCAGGAAGGTTACCAGATAAGGTGAAAATGTTTACAGGTGACACCTCCGCAATTCCCGTTTGGGAACTGACAATTCCCGCCTATGGCAAACAAGCGGAATGGGTTAGTCCGACCTAGCTGCGAGAATCAGCCCCACGTTAGCCAAGGCATAGGCCGTCCAAGTCAATGCCCAAGGGAAATCCCCTTTGACGGCATAGGATAGACCTACCCATGCGTAGAGGACTGTCACGATCCCCACAATGTGTGACTCATTTAGACTCACTTTCAGTTGGGATTTGGACTAACTTGGAATACCACCAATCAGAGATGCCTTGGGCGATAGCGTCTGCAATCTCTAAACTCTGCGTCTTGGCGGCAACCCAGTCCTTCTTATTTGTACCAAAGAATGGTTCAGCAATGACGGCTGGACACGGCATTTTGCGAAGGAATGTGCCACCACGCTCGGATGACTTGATTGGCTTGATGCCGCGCCGCTTGATGGAGGGAACCTTCCCAAGGAATCGCTCCTCAATCTTGCAGGCTAGTGCCATACCATCTTTGCTGGTGTGCCAATAAAGCCACTCATGCCCATTGGCTGTTGCTCCAGCAGCATTAAAGTGCAGTTCCACGGCTGCATCTGCCTTCCATGTCTTGAGTAATCCAGCAAGCCAAGCCATAGCGGTAGCATATCCACCACCATCGTAAGTCTTAATCACCTTGGCATTGAAGTTCTTCGCCTCCAAATGTTCAGCAATCATGTCCGCCAGCACGTTATTGTAATACCACTCATTCGTCCCATCCACGGACAAGGCTCCCCCTTCGTGGCGGTTCTTCACTAACCTGCTGTGGCCAACGCAAATAGCAATGTTTCCACGTTTAGTGGGTGCAGTCGCGAATTGTAGATACGATGATATTTTCTTGATTATGTTCTTCATGTTAGTATTGGTTTATGGCTTACTGTAAACATTGGATATTTTCCCATTGAGACAAATTTTTCGGCTCCTCAGTTCACCCAATTCAATTAGTCTCCTCAAATGTGAAGCTGCCGTGTTCTCCGGCAGTTTACGTCCATCCTTAGATGCTTCTTGGATAAACTGTTTAAGCGTAAACTCATCCTCACGCTGCACGTTATCGTTAAGCGACTCAAGCGCGGTAAGAAGTGCCGATTTGTTTCCGATTTTTTTCATGGTGTTTTTGTTGGTTAGTTAGTCTGCGGTGTAAACTCTGCGATGCACAAGCGGAAGTTCCCCCTTCTCAACCTGCCTCATATCGAGGATGACAACCGATGGTTGAGGAACCGCGTCTGGTACTACCCGGTGGCCGTAGCGGGTGAGACCTTGCCATGCGCCGGTAATTACGCTGATCTGGTTCCCATCATCCCAAATTCCGTGACGATGCCTGTGAGCGCGGCACATGACTTTCGGGACTGCCTTACCTGCTCTCGCACGGCTGTGGGTGAGGTTGCCAAGCATGATTGAATGGGCGGATGCCTCTAGGTAGCTGCGAGCCGTTGCCGATATGTGGTGCGCAAAATTCATCAATGTTCCGTTGACCTCAAGATCAAGATTGTCCCATGCGTTCTGCCCTGTGTGTGGATTGCGTGATGCACCCAAAGCACGACCAATGCGGATCTCGTCGTTGCGGCTATGAGCTTCCGTCCCCTTGATGATGTGAAGTTTGTGGCAGGTTTCTGACAAAAAGCCCAGCACTTGTCTCACAGCGTCTGTCTGGTCGCCGGGATCTGGAGTCATGACCTGCAACGTTTTATGGTGGATACCATCCACAAGATCGCCATTGACGACCAGATCAAAAGCGTCCTTTCCAATAACCTTCTGCGCCCAGATGAGCATATCCTCCCAGCATTCCCACAACCACTTCTGGAACTCGTTCTGCCCGATGGGATTTCCTTCGTTGGACACGAAGTCTTTTGGCCATAGCCCGACAGTGCTGCCAACATGGAGGTCGCTCATCAGCATGACGAGCTTTGATGTAGTTTTCATGGATTTAGTTTGTTTTCAAGTTTCTCCCACGCTGGGAAGAAAATATTGTCGATAGCACGGACGATGCTTTCCTCGTCAAAACGATCAGCGAATGAACAACCGCTGACAGCAAGAGCAGCATGAATAACCTCATGCCTCAATGTATCTTTGAGAATCTTAGGATTGGCAAGGCATTTTTTTGACAACAGGATTTGCCTGTCATCGAACAGCATTTGCCCCCAATCATCGTTCTCCAGATCCCGAAACAGGATCTTGAACCTCTGGCCTCCTATGCTGACAGATCTCGGTGTTTTCTGCCTCATTGATCTCCTATGATGATAGCTCGTCGATAGGCGTAATGGGAGAAGAACTTTTGACCATCCCCATCCACATACCCTTCCTTGAAATGGTAACGAACGCTAGGCAGGAGGGTCACTGTCACCGGGTCGCGTAGTGCTGCCATGTTTTCTTTTGAGACGCTTCGCCAGTCGCTCCAGCCGCAACTGGGCAATAGGACTGCCATCAGCAGCAAGGCGGTCAATCTCGTCCTCAAGGTGGTCGAGTTCTTTTTCACGCTGCCAATCAACCCATTTCACATAGGCTTGGCAAGCAGAAATTATCGCTAGGACAAAGTTCACTGGGCATCAGCAGCCTTGAGGAGGCCAATGCCGGCAGTAATGGCCGCAATCGTGGCCCCAAAATCCACACTTTGTCCATTCAGTAGTGCAACTGCGGAGTTCACAACTGCCGCGACAATAGTCAAAATTCCCAAAATAGTGGTTTTCATATCTTTTGATGTGGATTTATTTTTATTATTTGTCTTTTTTATTCCTAGATTTTACCAGATTTCTCAAAGAAATCAAGGCAACAAGAAGAAGAACAACCGCCGTAGATAACCGAACCCACGCCTCAAGTGCCTCCACAAACGTAACCATAAACCCAGTTGCAGATGCTAACACACCAGTAGCTCCGTTGGCAATAGTATGGCTCTGGCTATCTAAAATACCTCTCATGGCGTGTCAGGATCAATAATATCTTGTGGATCAACGTCAACCCTAGCATCCAATCCGCCAAGGGCATCAATGATTTGGAAAAACTCTGGGAAATCAACCGGCCTCGATGGAGGATTGCCAATTAGCGGGGTATTCATAATGTCATCATCACATGGAACAAAGGTGAGCCCAGCATGGTATCCAGTAAAGATGTGGTAATCCCCCGGCAACCAGAAAACAGGAAGCCCCCGCGATACTTGCGCCAAGGCCACCGCATCATTTGCAGACTGCGCTTGTTCTTTGTTTACAGCAAATCCAATCATGGCAGTGTGAGTCCAGAACACGCTTCCCACATGGTCTTGAGTGCTAGGGTGAATGCGTCAGCTTGAACCGTTGTCATGGCTAGACCGATATGAGCAGCACCGATCTGCGATGTGCTATAACTGGCCAAACTGCCCCCATTGTTCGCCGCCATGATATTTGCTACGACTGTTGGATAAGGATCTGTTGACGATGATGTGCTTGTTCCGAGGGATGTGACAGCAGCGGTCTTTCTTTTACGGAAGAACCTTGAATTCGATGCAGTCTCTGACATTATGTAAATACCTAGACCATCTTGAGCTGTTGAGTTTATATCTGCACCAGCACTACCACCAACAGTCATAGGCGATGATGAGTAAAGTATACTAATTCGTAATGACTTCTTCGTGCTTTGCGTCACGCCAACCGGAACATTGAAAGCACCAGATGATTGTGGCGAGTAGATCAAGCAAGAAATTGATGCGTCACCGCTAGTGATGCCCAGGGTCGCTGGGCTTTCATCCATTGCAAATCTGCCAGTTGTACCATTCCCTTGAATGTACCCAGTCGCATGAGTAACTGTACCGCTAAATGTTCCACTGTTTGTGGTGATTAGATCAATTGCATTTGCAGCAGCCACCCCCCAAACAGGCAGGTAAAGCCTCTTCAGTTGATCGTACCAGCCTTCGTCCTTCCCAGTTTCATAGAAGGTACTAATTGATTCCTTTTGCGCTCCGCTCACGGTAGCACCAGCAGCTACAATATCGTCGATGTACGCCTGTGCGTCAGGGTCTAATGCAGTCGGCATAAACCCACCAATTCGATTTGCTAGTGCGTAAAACATCAGTAGCGAAGTTGCATATTAGAGTTTGTCATAATCCGCTGCGACACAATTGTTTGTGTGTGCTGCTCGTCCAACTTCATTAGCTCATCTTGCAGAATTGAGTCAGCCTCCTGCTCGGCAAGTGCTGCCTTCTCTTGCTGACCTTCAGCCCGAAGGTAGTCTGCGTATGTTCCATGAGCAAGATACTCAAACCATTCATCTGGAACTGTGGTCGTAGAACCGCTCGTCCCATCCCCATAGGTGTCGGAGAACTGCTTCTTGTATGTCACCCAAGCAGCCGTGGGAGCGAGGGTTCCTGCAATAATGGTTGCCCCTGCACCAGTCACCATGAAGTCAAACTCCTGCACTGAGGCAGTTTGATACGGCTGTTGCTTGTGGATACGCAGAAATGTGTCGATTGAGTCTTTGCCAGACTCGGTGAATCCAATCACGTTTGATGATACGGTGCGCTCCTCACCAACTTTAAGAAATCTTGTCCAATAGTTGGACGCTCGATAAGCCCGTTTGGCCCGACGATTTACCATCGCCTTGATGCGTGGTAATTCAATGGATGCAAACTCGACACCACAAAGTGCCTTAATAAGTGGCAAAAGATCAGTGGTGTAATTCTTGGTCTGCATAGATCACATTTTGTGGACGGCCATTGTAGGCTCTAATCGCTGAAAGTCACGAACAAATTCCCTATCCTCCCAGCATTCATGCCCATACTTATGAACCATCTGAAGGTACTCCCGCTGCGGTATTTCCGCAAGGTGTCTCCAGTTCTTCTTGGGAGCGTATTTCCGCGCCTCTTTAGCGATAGAAGCAGCATCCGCCTCGCGGTATTGCTGGAGAGAATCAAGAAACTGCCGTCCCGTGCATAGTTCACGGATGACAGCAGCAGTCATCGCCTCTTCTGAAGGCTTAAGCAACATGGTGTTTATGCAAATATGGGCAGGGGAGGTTAGAACTCCCCTACCCGATATTAGGATTAGGCGTATTGCGACAGGTTAACGATACCAATACCAAACACAACTTCACCAGCAGTAATGTTGGCGATGTTAGCGTCGGTAACAGTAAGGTTAATCGCGGTAGCAGTACTGACGGCACGCGCAGGAAGAAGACCAGCTTCAAACGTGGTGGTTCCAGCAGCTTGGGTGAAGTCCACACCAGTATTGCTGGTTGGAACTCCAACAGTCATTGCGTCCACATCAAGGTCTTTGATGAATGCTTCGGCTTCAGCCGCAACACCAACGTCAAACACCAGCGTGGTTGTGCCAGCAATGTCAACCGTGTTGGTCACGGAAACAATTGACACAGCACCACCAGCAGGAATGGTGGCCAATTTCTTGGTTCCACCGTTACCAATTGTCTTGAGATCCTCCCAAGTAAGTTTCACAAAGTCGGTGTAAACACCGCGTTCGTTATTAGACAGTTTCATTATTTATTCTATTTCTACTTGTTAGGATTAGTATGCAATCTTGCCGTGTGCTTGCGGAGTGCGGCAGACAAGCGTGCCAGCCATATCCACATAACCACGCTCACCACCACCTTGGTTCTCAAGGCGAGTGGAACCCAGCGGGATAAGTGTCGCGAAACCAAGATACTTGGGATCTAGTACATAACCCACGTTCGTCGTAGCAGTTGGCATACAGGCAGGGTTGCCGTTCACGATGCGAACCAGACCGAAGTCACTGTCGAAGAGGCTCACCGAAAGGGTGATCTTCTTGGATGTGGCATCTTGGTTCACATTGTAGATGTTTTCATTGCTTGCTCCACCATCATTCCGGGTGAAGTTGGCAACAACCTTGCGAAGCGCAACGTTGGCAACAAGCGTAAGATTGCCGATCTCGCCGGTCTGGGCGAAAATGGAACCAAGAACATCGTTGAAGCCAGATTCCGTGAGCGTTGCGGTAACGATTGAGCCTGATGGCGTACGGAAGGCAGCCGGAACATCCGACGGGCCAGCGGAGTCGAGCCAGTCACCAAGTCCGCGAAGGGCGTACGGAGTGCCAGCACCGTCTTCAACCGAGCGGTCGTTGTTGGAGCAGATAGCAGCTTCCGCGTCACGCTTGATTTCGCGCATACACTTGGCTTCAGCTTGAGCCACGTTTGCAGGGCCAACACTGGTCACAGCGTTCTGGAGGTTCGACACCAGATAGTCACGGCGGAAGATCTGGGTATAGTTTCCAAGGCGCGCACGGCCAGAGAACTTGTCGTCAAACGAGGTGATGTCCGAACCTTCTGCGATACCAGAAGTACTGGGGGACGCAAGGCTATCCACAACCCACTCATGGAAGGTCGAGGTGGCTTTACCCTTGGCGCAGAGCGAAAGGATTGGGGTTTCTTCAGGAGCGAGAATCGTCAAGACATCGCTAAGATCCTCCCGGTTGCCGATGGCTGGGCCAACCCCAGTCTTCGCGGCGGGAGCCGACGGTTGATATGTAGTGCTAATAGGCATTGTTTTATCTTTCTATGTTGTTATTTGAATTGTGCAATTCGGGCGGCAACAAAATCTTCCACACTACCTGTTTGTTCAAAACGAGAGTAGGCTTCTTTAGCCTTAACCTTGACATTCTTCCCAGATCTTGCAGCACCAGCCCCATTGGGTGAAGAGGGCGGACTCGCCTTCAACTTCGATCCCATGCCAGTCTCAAGTTTGGATTTTCTGCCAAAGATAGACTTTGCAGCGTGAGCAAGGATATACTCAATCTGCATCCCAAGCTCGGGGATTTCTTTTCTCAGCCTACCAACCAACGGATCAGACAACATATTCTGGAAGTTCTTTCCAACATCGGATTCTGCATCCTCGATCTCTGGAACCTCCTTGCGAGCCGCTGTATTGTATTGTTCCGTCAGACTTGCGATCTGTTGGCTCTTTACAATCTCTTGATGCTGGGCTGGCAAGAACTTCGTAATTGCATCCCTTGCATTGCGATTCGCTTTGCGAACTTGTCTCTTGGTGAACTCGGAGTTTCCAACCACGATGATGTCATCTAGGCCATAATCTTCGTGTTCCTCAAGAATGCGATCCGTTGTTTCAAGCGTCTCCTCAAGTTCCTTGTACTTGGCTTGCAACCCCTCAACGGAGTCGATTTCACCAAATGGATTGGATTCCTTGGGGATCTCCCGAACTGTCTTCTCGGCAATCGTGCTAACCTTCTCTTCAAGGGCTTTGTTCTTCGCGGTCAGTTCCCCGATCCGCTCAAGAAGTCGGCTCTTGCCTTTCTTGGCTAACTCTTTGATTTGCTCTGGAGACAGACTCAACAGATCTATGTCTGATTGAGACTCTTCATAACCTTCCTCTTCAGACTCCTCGTCAACTTCTTCGGCAGTCTCTTCTTCGGATTCAACCTCCTCAGCTTCCTCTACCTCTTCAGTCTCCTCGGCCTCTTCTGGCTCTGGTTCTGGTTGTCCCTGTGATGCTTGGATTCGTTGAGACATAAGCTCCTCGAAACTCAAGTTTTCCCCACTGGTTTTAACGTCTCCAGCGTCCGACGGATTTTGTGCTGTCATGTCTATTTACACCAGTTAACGCCCGGCGGTGGCGAGTTCGTGGTGAGACAAACATAAAACTAATAATATGTCAACACCCCCAGAAATGAGCAGGGCCGGGAGTTATTAAACCCCCGACCCGCCCAACTAACCAATGAGGCGGGAACACCGAAAAAACCCGCCGAGCCGATATGAAACTCAAATTATCAAAATTGTCAAGATAGTAATTGCAGCATCTCATCCAGAGTAGCAATACTTCCCGCTACCTTCATGACCTCCTGCTCACTACTACATTGCCGCAGATCACCAAAGAATCGCTCGCGCTCATCCCGAAGGAATTGCAGGATTGCCTTGTATTCGTCCCTATCACGCAGCCCTTCGACTGCTTGTTGGATTGTTGGTTTTGGTATCGGTGTCACGGTATTTAGTTAAATTTTGTTCTTTTCCATAGCGCGGATCTTGCGCTCTTGTCGTAGCATCTCCTTGGTCGGCTTGCGTCCAGACCCTTTGTTGGCTCGGATATTATCCCATAGTCCGCGCTCGGAGTATGAGCCATCCTTGCGTTTAATCATGTTTTTCCCTTTTTTCATGTCACTTCAGTTTTGATGAAATCCTTCGCACTTTAGATACCTTAGGAACTTTGCCCTCCTTACGCTTTTTGTTCTCCTCGCGCATCTTGCGCTTAAACCTTTCGTGGGGTAGCTCGCCTGTCATTGCTGCATTCCTTGTGTGGTTGCCCCACCCATCTGTGCGGGCCGGGTTCCGATTTTTCCGATTTCAGAATTTTGCATCTGCTGAAGCATGAACTGGTATTGCCCTGCGTACTTCTGAAGACGCTCACCAAACGCCTGATCCTGCTGCGCCCTAGCCGCGACATCAGGCTGCTGAAGGTAGGCTTGGACAAGCTGTAGGGCAACTTGTGCGCCATTGGGACGGGCTGGGACTTCGATGCCAGAGTAGATCTTGGCAAGGTCGTCGGTCACATCCTTCATCAGCTTCTCTTGAGCTTCTTCCGCAGGCTGCATCACATAATCTGCAAAGATCGGGTTAATGCTCGCAGCCGTAAACTCCAGCAGCTTATTGATGTCAATGCGACCATTGCGGTCAAACTGGATCAACGAGATCATGTTCTTCAACTGGGTTTCCGCAGTCTCTGGGTCTGTTTCCTTGGTATCAAACGATACAACAATGCTGTAATCGTCATCCGCGCTACCCTTGGTCATGATCTGCGGATTAGGGTTTCCGGTCACTTGGAAGAATACTTCATCCGGCCCCATGCGTTGATACAGCTTCCAAGCCAACGTCAAAACGTCCCGAACGTGGTCAAGGAACTTGTTTACGATAAACTGCTGGCGGATAGCCGAGAATGGAGAACTTGGATCAAGACCAACTGCCCTATCCGCCTGTTGCACCATCTGCGACTCAATGCGCTCGCTACCGGGGTCAAACGGAGGCACAGGGCCAAACGTGACTTCTCCAAGGCGGCGGTAAGGAACCCTGCGCCCCGGCCCCCAATCTGACGGCGGACGGCCTGCTGGGTGCATGATTGGAGGTAGGGTCGCCAAAGATGCACGGTCAATTCGGCTATCACGCTCGGTCTTGATCTGCATCTGCGGCCCACGGAGGATGTCGGAGAACGTCA